CGTTTAAATCGTCTTCGTCTACGGGTGTCCAAATGCTCGTTCTATAAGCAACAGTTGATTTAGTGCCTAACCTACCCGTTACCCAATTTTCTTGTTGACTGTGATTCATTTTTCACGTTTTAAAATTGCCAATGCACCATCTATTGCGTTCATCTGGCCCTTGCCGCTTGCGTATGACTCCGCAATGTTTAAGGCTTTAACAACCTCATCGCGAAAACCATGCACCTTGTACATATCATAAGCAAGCATAAAAAAAACAGTGCTTTTAAAATAGTTTTCGTGTAGCCTGCCTATAGGCGATCTGTCTATCCAATACTGTAGGACACCAATAACCTTACTCATACCGTCTTCCAATCCGTGCTGATTATAAAAATCAATTGCAGACTGGCAAGTTTCAAAATTGTTTGTTACCTCTATAGCGTTACTGTTCATTGTGCGTAATTTTCAGTGTTATAGCCTAAGTCCTGCTGTACATTATGCTGTTCTCTGTGTCTACGATTGTATTCCTCACCCCTTAATTCTACCATGTCTTCTTGTGCTTTCCGACGCATTCGAACTATACTCTCAGGTGTAGCTAATTCTTTCGTTGCAATCATCTGCAACAACTCATACATTCTGCATTCAGATACGCTAATGTTTTTTGCCTGTAGTTCGGCATTCCAATAGTTCGCTATTAGCCTGCTATCGTCATCGCGTAGCGCAGGGTACTGCTTCAGCAAGTAAATGACCTTGTCCTTTGTCTTGTTTATTTTCATGGATTTGTATTGATTAGATGCAAATATACATCTATTTGTCGTATTGTCCAAATAATACTATCAAGCATAAAAAACCCCCACCTCGTTAGGCAGGGGTTTCATAATCAACCATGAAAAAGCTAGGTAAGGGAACAACCTAGCAGCGACGATTGCATACATCGCTTCTATCCATAAAGCAATTTACTATTTCTTTCGGTTTTTACCAAGTACAACCGCATTCAAAATGCGACTTAGTACATTCACAATACGATCGTCTTTCTTGGTTTCAGTCAAAGCTGTTAACGTACCAGCAGCAATTAAAACTGCGTTCAAAATTTCACTCCAGTAAAGGGTTAAAAAATTCATTTGTCTTCTATTAAAAAATTATACTTCTCTTTTACATCAAAACATGGACACGCTTTACTAGCAAACTCGTTGTGACCATGCAATTCTAATTTGCCAAAACACACCTTTAAGGCATGCCATAATTCCAGCCAACCCATTTCTTGTTGTGCTGTCATTGTATCCGCTGGCTCTCCTGTCTTGGCTGATATGCCACCAACATAACATACACCAATAGAAGTTCGGTTTTGACTTGCGGTATGCGCTCCTATTTTGTCTACGTCTCGACCACGATGCACTGATCCGTCACGGTAAATGACATAGTGATACCCAATGTCATTCCATCCTCTGGCTTCATGCCATGTGCGAATAGTGTCAACATCAATATGCGCTCCTTCAATAGTAGCAGAGCAGTGCAAAATTACCTTATCAATATCTCTCACTCAATACCTTTTAAGAAACGTCTGCTATATCACACCCAACATAGTCTGCTAATTCTTCAATATTTGACATAGCAGCATCAATGACATAATTAGTGTCATTTTTTAGCCTTAAAACTAAAATAGGCTCTATGTCTGTTCCTTCAATGTACATGGATTTTCGACTAGTTACATCTAATAAACCGCCTATGCCTTTTAAGTTGTACATAACATCTTCAACTGCTTCGTATGTGTCCCTATACCTTGCATTTGCAGGGCCAAAAAACATTATTCTTAATTTCATTCTATTCCTTTTTTAGCTAGTAAGATTTTTATCTCATTAATGCCACTGACTAAAACCTCTAGTGTTTCCTGCACCTTGGTTTCTTGTTTTTCTAACGAGTACAAGCGGCTCTTTATTTTTGTGACCTCATTTGTCAGCTTAACCCATGTCGCTATGATACCGCTTAACGCACCAACTACTACACCTATTAAATCGTACTCCATCTTTTTATGTATTCAATGAGCTTGGCTTCATTCCTAATTCGCTTAGTAATCTTTGAGGCCAATACCTTGTGCGATTCTGATTTCTCGGTTACTCTTGATTCTGTTCTTATCGACATTGAGGTTTCCAAAATAATTGTGAGTGTTTGGGCTAAGGTCTGCACCACTGTTGCTTGAATATTCAGGAAACAAACTGGTGTTGTGACACAAGTAATCTACTAAGCGACCTCGATAGAACATTCCTATATCTGTAGCTTTTTGAACAACCATCTTAATATCACCCATTGAGGCACTTGTACCTTGCTCGTTGTCTATCAAGGTAACGCTATTATTAGAGAACCGCAATCGCATTACATAAGCCACTTCTGCAAAGGCTAATTGCACTAAACAGGGCTGAATAAATTCAGTCACTAATTTATCATAATTTCCAACAAGGGTGCTATCTACAATATCCTGTTTTAGCTTGTCGTCGAGGTCTGTACCAAGAGCTGGCAATATCCACCGATCTTGCGCAATTAAGATATAAGGGTGCAACAGGTTGTCATCTACAGCTGACCCAAGTGCCGTGTCTTTTTTTATACGCGATGCGTTTATATACAGTGTAGCCATTATTGCTTGTCTATTGGTGCGATAGCTTCTTCTCCTTTCTGCACTATGTAAGGGTTGTTTCCAACTCGACGCATAACAGCGTCCCAATCCTCATATAGCCCATCTGTGGTGTCTGGAAGACCATCGGGTACATATACATATATAAGTCTTTTAAAACCGTGGTAGCAATTCTTGCCGCCAGCCCATTCAAATATGTCATAAGTGCTTTGTCCTGCTGCGGCAAACTGACCGTTTACTCCATCAGAACTCATATTGCCTATGTCTTCGTATCGGTACTGCACACCAGCATCTGACAAATCCATCATCTCCACACAAAAATCTCGGCTGTTGCCTTTAGGCTGTTGACTGGTAGCTTTAAAATACTGATAGCGTACAGCAAACAAATTACCCTGTGGACTAACAACGTCACCCCAGTCAGAAACTAGGTCATAGTTTGAATAATCTTCTAAGCCAAACTTGTGCATGCTATGCAGGCGTTTGTCGTCTGACGTATCGGTGATGTCTTCTTCTTTTAAAAGACGGAATTCTTTAGGCAGTGGTGCGTCTTTGTCAGCCAAATGATTTAGCCAAATTGATCCTTGCGTGTCGTTAATGCGAACAGGTTGCTTGGAAAAGATTTTTTTTTTTTCTTCTTCTTCTTTCTGTACGATAAAACTAGCTGGCACTAAGTCTTTAAAATACACGTCTAAAACAATGCTATTAGCAGCTAGTAGAGGCTTTATACCATGTAGCAACGTATGCTGAAATGGCTCTACAACCGTCTTGCTATATAAATCGTATGCGTCACGCATCTCATCTGCATTACTTCCAAAACCTCCTCCTTCTGATCGCAACCCAAACAGCAGTGGCGAAGTTACACGGTGACCCGATAGTATTTCTTGAAACACTTGCTTCGCTAAGAAGTCATAAGTGTCGTGTGGGTTGGGTAAATTAAAAGGTTCAATAGTCGGTGCTGAATCTTGGCCATCATTGAAGGTCATTAAAATTTTACCTGCGTTGCTTGCCCCACCAAACTTGTCGTAAATCAAGCGTTCCAAATCTCTACGCTCGTCATCTGTAGGTATGCCACTGTTGAAGCTAATGGCCATAGAGGGAAAAAGCCCCGTTTTTATATTGCTAAGATGAAATTCAGCTATGCTTTTATCCAGCTCACAATATGCTGTAGCCCCTTTGTAGTCTGGCATTCCGTAAAAGAAAGACACAGGACTGTACGATTTAATGTGAACGATTTGACTTGCTGCGGTGCGGTCGTTTACATCAAAAGCTGGAATAGGATTTGGCTTAAATGTAGATTGGTTTGATTCAATCCAATTTGTGCTGTGATAAAAAATCTTAATATCATCGTTGTCATCGGCTTTGCCACACCGAATAGTGCTTGCAGGAACATGGTGGACTTCGCTTATGCTGCTTCTATCTTGTGACCAAATGACATTTAAGTAAGCATTGCCATAAAGTTTTAAATCAAAGGCTGCACGTTTAAGTGAGTCGTGACGAAACATACCAGTAAGCTGCAACCACTGTTTGACATTTTCGTCTTTACTATCGCTGTCTAAACCCTCACCGTAAATCATATCCGCAGTACCCGTGACTATAGCTCCGTGTATAGAAGAGGAGATAAATAAGTCGTCAAGATAAAGAGGATACAAATTGTCCTCACCAAAAAATACCCAGTCTTTGTTGCTGTGATCAGTAAACATGGGTTGCTCGTATTTGGCGTAATCAATTACACCGAGCTTTGTTTTCATATTGCTCATTTTGAATCTTAGTTGTTCATATGCTTAAATAGTCGTACCAAACAAAGTAAGAAACTCTAAAAGGTCTGCAATAGTGACATAACCATCACCATTTAAATCATAAGTAGGGTCGTACTTCGTTTGAGTACCAAAGTAAGCAAGCCACGATAGCAAATAATATACGTCTATAGTCATGTTTTTTTGTTATGTCAGGTTAACGGAGCTGTCCAATTATCTAAATCACTTTGTACCATGTACCGAACGTTCTCTGATGAAAACGCTGTGGGATGAGTTTGTAGTAATTCAACCACACGAATTGCACCATCTTGAGAGGTCAAAATTTGATCAAGGCTATCTTCAACAATATCATCCCAAACAATATCGTTAACATTGAATATGACTTTATATAGCTTGGCGTTGATGTCTTCTGTCTGTATCATTAGTACCCGTAGTTTGCTTTCTCTAAATTAAAATTCTGCAACGCTTCAGCAGCAGTCAATGCGACATCCTCGTAAGTCCTTGTTACTCCTAAGTACATGCGCTGTGCCTCACTGCTTGAGCTGTAGCCACCATAAAATTTTACCGCTTGATTGTAGCTTGGATTTACGCTTAGACTTTCTGACTGCCATAGCGATCCATTCCTGTAAACGTTCATGGTTTGATAATCGCTTCCACTTCCTGTCATTGAAAAGACAAGATGATGCCAAGTATCTGTTGCTAAGGTTGAAGAACTTGATCTAGAAGTTCCGTTAAAATACTGCCACAGCGTGTTATTGCTATTCATCCTACACCGCCATGCACTGTTGTAGCCGTAGTTTATAAAATTGCCATTTGTTAACCATGAACCATTTGACCGCACCCACAACTCGTGTGTAAACGTTTCCACATCACCTGTTGGTTGCCAAATGTTAACGTTATTAACCCGCACGTTATATGTATAAACGCGGTCATTTACGCCATCTAAATACATACACTTCGTCCCGTTTAAATCAACCACAGCCGCGCCATTTGAGCCACCAACATAATTGTCGTATGCGCTGTATGGACCGTAATTGTTGTATGTTTTATCAGGTATAGTAATATCGTTTACAGCAGCGTCAGCAGGATCTGACCATGACGCGAGAGAATTTACTTGAGCAGGAGTTGCTGGAGCAGGAGGAAAGTAAAAATTATTTATTCTACGTTCAACATCAACACGTTCAGATGACATATCAACGTTAAAAATTATGACCTCCTGCATGTGATGCATATTAAACCCACCTAAAACATCTGCTGTAATATTTGAGCTTTGTAGGTTCTGAATTGAGTTGTAACCTGAAAAAGGTTGGATCGCATTATAAAATGTATTTTTTAGCGTAGCAGTACTTGAAACGCCATTGATAAATAAACTCGTACCACTGAGAGCCGTTCCACCATTACTCAGAAAAGTAGAATACAAGCTATTATTAAAACGAGGCTCCCACACCTGCTTTTTGTCATTCTGAGTATCAATTCCTGTTCTATTAAAGAAATGGGCAGTAGAATCAGTTACTAAATTTGTGATATCCATAGAGCATCCGTTGCCATGAATATATTTAATAACAGGCTTAGAATCCTGCAACAAAACACTTTGTGTTGTGCCGTCATAAACCTTGGGCATTTTAGTCGTGTCTGTCTGGAATGCCGTGTTGTTATTAATTGACTGATCATACCATTTTGACACAAACCCATCATTTGAACCGCAGTGATTAGCCAACGCTGTCAAGTCTAAACCGTTGCTACTGTCGAACCCTATACTAGCGTATGAAGTGCCGTTATAAACTTCGATGCAATCGCCTGTGTAAAGTGTCCTGAGCTTGCGTAGCGAATAGGCAACCGAGAAATTTGCATATACGTCAAGCAATAAGCCGCTAACAGCTTTATTTGATGACACGGCTTGGTAAAAATTTCCCATTAGCTTGCTTGTCTTTCTCCCGTCAAGGTGTAAACATTTGACGCAGTTCTCTTTAAACCCATTACCGCGTATTGACCGCCTGAAACTAACGTTTCTGAGCTGTAGATTGTTACCCCTGACGCTGCAACTACCGTGACAGTGCCCGCCCCGCGCTGCTCAATAACAAACTCGGCATAAGTGTCATAAGACGCAGACGCTGGTACGGTAATATTTACTGCTGAAGCACTGTTAAGAACAAGATATTTTGTTGTGTGCGCACTTGATAGAGTTGTTGAACCTGTCAGCGTTACAACATCGTAAGTCGTGCCACTTGGGCCTTGCGGTCCTGCTTGACCACCTGTTGAGCTTACCTCGAAAAATGCTTGTGTTGCAAAACAAGTGCCTGCGACTGTACTTGAATCAAACGAGAACACTTCAACATAGTCGCCTCCTTGCAACTCAACAATGCAGGTAACCAAATTATTGTTGTCATTTTGTGCCGATGCATTTCTGATATAGCCGTAACCCTCGCCAAGTAAATTAGTGCTGCCATTCTTTTTAAAGAACGTCGCTGGCGTTGTTCTTGTTGCGCTAGAATTAAATGTTATGTTACTGGTCAATTGATAGTAACCCGTAGCACTAACCGTGATGCGGTTGTTCGTTGGGTCAATTGTGATACCTGTGCCTTCCGTGTCTGCGCTTGTGTCAAACTTTACCTTTTGCGCGGTTGCGCTGTTAAAATCCTGTTGGCTGCCTCCACCTTTTAAAACTGACGCGCTCATAACAGCACGAGCGTAATCGAAAGTTGTGCCGCCACCGCCTCCTGATTGATCTACATATTCTAACGCTGTTGCACCTGTGTTCACGGCAAGCACCTGTCCCGTTGTTCCAATTAATGCGGGAACATCTGCAAGATCCCCAATGTCAGCCGCTGCGATTCGTGAATCAACTGCGCCATCTGTGTAACTAACCTTCGCGTTGTTAGTTGTTATGTCCGTAGCCTGTTGGCTTGTAATTCCAACTTTTGCAGTGTTGGCTGCAACTGCGCTTGCATCCGTATAGCTAATCTTTGCAGTGTTTGCAGTAATCGCTGAGGCTTGCCCTGAAGTAATGCCCGTCTTCGCATTGTTAGCCGTAATGTCACTAGCTTGAGTTGATGTAATTCCAGTCTTAGCTGTGTTCGTTGTGATTGCGCTCGCTTGCCCTGAAGTAATTCCAACCTTGGCGTTATTGGCGGTTATGTCAGCGGCTTGTTGGGTTGTGATTCCCACCTTTAACGTATTTGCTGCGACAGCGGCATTCGCTGCAACCCGTGCCTCTGTATAATAAAGATTCCCGTTCTCGTCAATGTCTCCCGTATCCAAAACAACAACACCCGTTTGACCGTTTACCGAGTCGACAGGAACGTTTGGGATATCGGTCGTAAGTGCCAGCGTACCGCCTGAGCTTGGAAAGAGTACCGTAATATTCCCCACGTTAGGTGCGCGAAGCCAAATCTTACCCGTAGCATTCTCCCAATATGTTAGCGAGCCTTGTTTAAAGTTAATGTCTGCAATTGTCGATAGAGCGTCGCTCCCTTCGATAGTCATTGCCTCAAACTCAACCTCGTTCCCTGCTGTACCTGCTGCAACTGCAAAGGACATAACTCCTGGACTTGCTTCGGTAACAGTTAGACCTGAGAGGTTGACTTTCATCTTTGCGCTATTGGCAAGAATGTCGATATACCCCTTTGTTGTGTCGTTTAGAGTGTCATATACTTGTGCCCCTGTTCCGCTTGCTTTAAATCGTGCAAGTAGGTCTTGAAGGCCATTATTGACCATCCACTTTTGAACTCCAGAGTTGTAAGAGATAACACTACCTTGGATAGGATTGTTTATGGCAACGTCGTTCAAATCGTTTAACGATTCTGCTCCTGTTGCGCTAGTATCTAAAGTAACCTCACCGTTGCCATCATCTGTCAGCGTTCCGTCTGGTACATTTATAGTGCGCACGTAATGCACGTCGGTTGCGTCGTTATCGGTTTTTACTCTAAGCCGTTGCGATACACTAGGCACTAAGCCTTGATCGTTGCTCGGTACAAACGTTGTACTTGTCCCGTCGTCGTTGTAAGTGTTGTACTGGCTAGTAGCAAAAATTGGGTCGCCTGTGACAAAAGCAGCAACAGTAACTAAGTCTGTGCCGTCCACTTTAGCAAAAGACGCTAAATATTGACCTTCTGGTAAACCTGTAGCTGTGTAACTAAATTTTGTGGCCCGTTCATTGGTTTTGTCAGCAGTCAAACGCACCAAAAAATTCTCGTCAGTCATTTGAAAAATCAGGGTCAAATCAACTACCGTTAATTCTTCACCTAAATCAATGTAAAATGTCCTCTGTTCGTAATTAGCTAACTGTATCATCACTTAATAATATAAGTTTTATTGCATAGCGTAATTAAACGCTGTGTGACCTCCAATAACGATTCCACAGCCTAGAGCAGGTTTTTTAAAATGCTTACTGTAAGCCATCGCGTAAGACGAAGCGTCAATGCCCGAACCTGTTTGCATGCCCCATATATTTTGCCTGCCAGTCAAATGTACGACCTCCATCTCGGTATGTCGATGCCCTTGGACAATGCTTTGCATCTCGTTTTTTGCTCGTGTTTTAGCGGTTGGGCCTTCTCCGTGAATGTACAAAACATCATCGTACTCTATACTTTCAACCCAGTTCCAATTTGTGCCTAAAACCTCATTGAAGCTCTTAATCCAAACGCTAGGAATAGCACTACTAAATGCCCTACGCGCGACAATTCGATCATGATTTCCAATGGTCACATCAGCGACTTCAAATGCGTCACGCCATTTTTTAATACCCTCTATTGCCATTTCTAACTCCGTCCTAGGGCTTTCTCCGTCAGGAGAAGATTCCCACCTGCTACTGGCATGTGAATCAATTATATCTCCAATAAATATGACTTGATTACAAGCAAACTTTTCATAAGCCTCTACACAGTGACTAAAATAATTTTGATGAACAAATGGTTCATGTATGTCTCCTATGACTAAAATTCTACGCTCATTTTCTCTTAGATGGTCAAGTGCTGGCTTTAGCTTTGGGTCTAGACGTGGGCGGTATATCATACTAACTAAAATAAAAAAAGGGGCAAACCGAAGCCTACCCCTTTTTCTTTTGTCATTTTATCTGTTAACTCAATGCGAGTGTAACGCCAGTAGCTAAAGCATCTGCTCCGTTGAACGGAAAATCTGCTGCGCCTACTGTTGGAGATGGTAAGAAATAGATTGGGAACAACTCACGACCGCTAAAGTCCAGTTGGAATCCATTCATATCACCAAAGCTAGTACCTGTTGTCAAGTTACCTCCTGAAACATCCAAGCCGTTTTCAGCTCCGAGGCAGTACAATTGATCGTTGTTGTCCAACACGAATGTGTTAAGACGGCTCTTAGCCAACGATACAATTTTGTCTGCGTCTGAACTTGCCAATTTATGGAACATTAAACTGAGCGTTTGCTCATAGAATACTGTTCCGTTATTGGTGTCGGCTTGTACATTAATGGTCATGCTTGACAACTCAGGTCGTAAGTCATAGCGGAAAATGGTAAGGTTACCACTTGCTGCTCCAGTGTCTCCTTTAAGCTCGTCAAGAACTCCAGCAGTAACGCTGGCTGATACGCTTAAATCTTGAAAGACCGATGCGAAGTAAACGGCTTTTAAACCACCTACTACATCAGTGCAATCAATAGACCGACCTGCTGCTAATGTACAGCTAATTGGCATTAGAGGATAGTCGTTAAAGCACCAACTACAATCTCTGTCAATCGTCCAGCTTGCGTACCTAGGCCAAACTGCATAGTTACTCGAATGTTGTCTGATCCGTCGTATTGATATACGGGAATGACAGCAGCCTGCGTGTAGTCAGTTCGCAAGTTAGAACCGACATACAAGTTTGACTCTTGAGCCATAACAATACAGTTGTTAGGAATACCTCCTGAAACGTGAATTGGAATACCCATGAATGTCATCCCTGTGAATGACTGAGCTGCACCTTGGTTGTTAATACCTTGACCCGCGTTATTTGCCAATCCTACTCCAAGACCTGCCAATTGCTGGCAGTACAAAGCGTATGTCTTAGGCGAGCAATAGAAAGCAGTGTCAGGCTTAGTAATTACAGCAGGTGTTGTTTCTGCCATCTTAGTGTAGACCTTATTAAACTCCGCTGTAGCATTTACATTGGTGATAGTAGCAATTACTTGTTCTGTAGCACCCTGCAAACGACCAACAGCCCAACCAGCAGAATCAAATACACCGTCGTTTGACAAGAATCCTGTTGCCTTACCACCAACCCAGATGTTATTTTCTACTGATTCAGCAGTTTTAGCTGCGATTGTAGCAAAAACAAAATTACGGAATGAGTCGTTAGACCAATCCATAGATTGACGTGCCCCAGTCATGCCTTGCCATGTAGGTAGAATAGTACCTCGGCAAAGCGACTCGTTAACTTTCAAATCAGTTAGCGTCAATACGCGCTCATCAACAGTAACGCTGTTGCCATCTTGGAAATCACAACCTGCTGATTGAATAACGTCGCTTGCAACAGACGCACCTGATACTACGGCTTTGTTTTGGATTCCGTCCAACTGTGTAACCCAGTTGTTGGCTACTGTGTCTGCACCATGAATTGCTGGTGCTACATAAAAATCTGCTGCTTCACCTGCATACGTGCTTGGATCAGGCGAAAGAGCTGGATTTGCGAACGCACGATGGCGACGCTGATAACGTGAAATACTCATTTTAAATCATATCTTTAAAGTAACCAAATACCCTGCTTTTTGCCGTTCCCTCTGCTGAGATAGTAGGCTGTTCGGCTTTCGCTTGTGGGCGATTGCGTACTGGATTGGCCGCAGGTTGCTGACCAAGTTCTTGAAGCTGCTCACGCAACATTCGGTTTTGTCGTGACAATCGACGCATACGCATCTCTTCTCGTGACATTTCTGTTCGTCGTGCTGGACGACCTTCTCCGCGCTCTTCTGACATCTTGCGACGTGAATAACCGCGACGCTTCTTGCGACGTGCAAATTCTTCTCGTCGTGATTGAGACGCTTCTACTTTTGTTTCTTCAGTAACTGTTTCTTCTGAAGAACCTTGTGCTAGATTCATAGCCATTTCGTGTACTGCTTCTGCTTGTTCAGCCGATAACCCCATCTCGACTAAAATATTAATAAACTGCTCATGAGAATCTGGGGTAGATTCTTCTTGGACTTCTTCTACGGGAGTCTCCACCGTTTCTTCTTCAAACTTTCGTCTCATGTTATGATAATGCTAAAATATCTGTTGTTGCTCCTACTTTAAATTCTACGTTTTGAAATGGGGTGCTTTCACCCACACCCAGAACATATGTCATTTGCGTTTCGTTTATGGCGGTGGCTGGAATTTGAAACTGCAAAGGATACTTATAAGCAACAGAATCAACTGTTTCAGTTAGTGTAATATACAACCAATCACCAACACGGTAATTAGCCCCTAAAGCATTGGAATCTACTATAGCCGCAGACGGTTGAAACAAAGCTTCCGTGTCGCCTGCAAGTAGCGTATATGTAAAGTCAGCACCTCCGTTAACGTCTGTAAAAGTCAAAACATCACTTGCTTTGTAACCTGTGCCTTTAATCAGATTTGTGACTTCGACAATTTGTGTTACAGCAGTTCCTGTAACTTTCATAGTAATCTGAAGCCCTTCACCGTCTCCATCGGAAGTTGGTCGATACGTTTGAAAACCATCACCTATTGGAGGATTTGTTGAGAACACTGGCCCTGTAGCTGTGGGGAAAGCATCAACCAAATCACCCTGTACATCAGTTACTGTGACTTTAATTTTACCACCCGATCCACGACCGCTTGATGTAGTAGCATACGAAGAAATCGCCGCTACTTTTTTCATCGTCGGTAAATCATTAATTGCACCAAATACATTATCGCCTGATTTTAGTGGGCTAAACAAATCTGCTTGCAAAGGCTTTAAGGTTAAAGTAATTGCAGCATCGTCTGGGTTGTGCAATACCATAGGCTCAGGCAAAACTTGAAAGCCTGCTACCGCTGTTAATTCGTCAAAAAATTTAAATGCCATAATTAGCGTCTCTTAAAAGTGTTGTAAAAAGTCTTTTGTCATAGTAGTCCATTTCTGCTGGAGCATACTCTTCAAACAAGGTTTCAGCCTCTGTGTAATCCCAATTGGCTACAGCCGACTCGATGAGGTCTAAGGCAACCATGAACTTGCGATTAAGCGCATAGTCCATTCGAAACTCGTCAATCATATTGCGCAGCTCCGCGTCCTCGTCACCAATCCATATGTCGTAGATTCTATCCCACATCAGTGATTCCACCAAATGCGACCAAAGTATTCATCGTAATCGTAACTAAGGTCACGAGCAAATGCTTTGTAGTCAAAGTAATCTTTCATCGTTTCTGCTCCTAGCTCACTCAAACTACCTAGTATGTCGTAGATATAGTATTCTCCGATTTCTGCATCGGTGCGACGCTGGAATTCTTCCAAAGCATCCATAGCTTCCATTTCGCTATCGTAATTGTCTTCCCACTCATCCATAAACATAGCGTCTACATCACCGCTTACTCGCAGTGCGTACCCAAACTTGTCGAAGCTAAAGTACCGTTCAGCCATCTCATTACTAACACCTAGTTCGTCTAACAATTCGTATGAGTAGTCTAACAGGCTGTCAAACTCTCCTTGGTAGCTTTCTTCTAGATAATCTACATCAACATTCCCCAAATCGCTGCGCACCTTTTCGATGTCGTAGATGTCTAAACCAATTTCATCAGCAAACTTGGCTAATTCTTGAATGCCGTCCCAGTCTTTTTCCGAGATACCATCCATATCAATTCCGTAAGCGTTTAGCCCATCAGAATCGACAAACTCCCACTCTTCTACTTCTGGTGGGTAATCGGCTTTCTTCTCTTCCATTCCTTTCTGGAATGCGTCCCAAGAATTGTACGACCACGGATAAATGTAAAAGCCTTGACCACGGTAATTGTAGTCATACGGCTCCATAAAAATGTATATTTTTTCTAGCTTCATAGCTTCTTTAAATTGTAAAGTGAACCGTATTTCTTAACTACTATTTTGTGTAGTTCGCGCTTGTGCTTTTTGATTAGCTTTTTACGGCTTAACTCCTCCTTCTTTACCTCTTCTTCTGCCTTGTCTTCCGTTGCCTTTACTTCTCCGTCATACTCCGTTAAAACGCCTGAAAACACCTCAAGCTCTACTCCTGCTTCTGTGGTGTACTTGCCGTTAGCCATTTCGATTGGCTGACCTTCTTCATCTAAAGTTTTGACCTCAACTCCAGCCGATAATTCATCGGATTCTGTGACAATCATTTGACCGTTTTCAAGCCTGACTTCAGCGTACAGATTTCGTTTGCCCAATAGCAAGTTCTTGATTTCGGTAAGGGTATCCATAATAGGATTTGCGCGTTTGCTCATGTTTTCAATTTTGTCTACGAAATAGCCTTCAATAGAAAAGCCTTGTACTTCTTGCTCCTTGACGAATTTCCACATCTCGTCGTTCCCTACGTGGACTCGAACCATCCAAGTGCCTTCAGGTACGTTTAGTCCATAATGCTTTGATTTATCCATCTCTGGGTCAGACACTACCCAAGACTCTACGACTGATACATTGTCGATTGCGTCCTGATGCTCAAAGGTGTGATCGTTGGTGCGGTTCTGCTTCAAATACATTTCAGCAGCTTGCTTAACTGTGTCCTTAGAGAAGTAAACGTCGTACTCCTCGTCTTTCAGCTCATCGTATCGTGGGATGTGCTTATCAGGAATTAAAGCAGGGCCAATGAGCATCCGTTTGTCCTCGTCCTCTACGCTCGCTAATGAGACAAATTGATCTTTCTTACCCTGCTTAGAGAAAAAGATGAAATTCTCCTCAATTGCAGGATGCTTTACTAGACTGATTGCTTCTACTGCAACTTCTGATTCGTCCCCAATAAGTAGTTCAATTAGCTTACGTTCCATATCTCTGTTGTTTATGCTCTTCTTATGTAATCTAAATCATCAAGAAAGTCATCAATGTAATCTTCTCTTCCAAATCCTATGCCCATATAACTAACGCTGTCTTCCACGTAGTCGATGGCTTCTTGTGCTGACATGCCCTCAACATTAAAAAACGATGCGGTAATCTCAGCAAGAAGTTCAATAAACTCAAAACGATCCTGACCAACAGAAGGATCTTTGCCATATTCCAATAGCAAAGCCGAGAGCAAATCGTACCGTCTTTCTTTACTGATATATAGGTCTGTCCTCATCTCTGTTGTTTAGTATTCAATCAGTCTTTCATCACCACCGTTCCGCAAAAACCAATCTTCCCATTCTCTATCTAAAAGCAATTCTCTTTGATTTAATTGATAAACAAATTCAGGTTCGTTCACATCAAAGTTATACGCAAAAAATGTTTCTAGAATTGAGTCCGCTTCATAGCTATTTAAACCAAAATAATCATTGGTTAAATCATATAACTCTTTCCAACTCCTAGGTGTACTGCTCATATCTATGTTGTTTAGTACAGGCTTCGATCAATACGGTCTAATTCCTCAAAAATTTGATCTAATCTTTCAGCAAGTAATGTATCGCCCACTTTTTTCGCCTCATAAATTGCAACATCTAATTCCGATATTGCACCACTTATTGCTATTCCAAGTTTATTCATATCTCTGTTGTTTAGACTCCTATTTCAACTTGGGCAATGTTGCGTTCGTTATAAATCGGACTTACTCGAACGCTGTCATACCTACCTGCTTCATCATACAGAGTGTCTAACTCTCTATCGGTCCAGTCTGTAAAGTCAGGCTTTTGTAGTTCAATAGTATAGTTCATGGCGTAAATAACCACGTAACCCATGCGTGAAAATAAATCTGCGATCTGTTCTGTCGTATTCATATCTCTGTTGTTTACAAATATTCTTCAATTATGGAAATTGCCACACTAATTGCACGGTCTTCAGCACTGCCCATTGATCCTTCAAGTACAGTATTCTGAAAATCCATCAGCAACTCATGTAGAGTGTCTATTTCTTGACTATTCATATCTCTGTTGTTTATGCGTATTTCCTGTACAACGCATTGTCTACTATTTCAAAATCTACGCTATAATCATCGTAGATAACTACAAGCAATTCCTCCCAATTTTCATCATCATCTAAATTAACTACGATAAAATCTTCTGATTCGTAGCGGTACAGAGTGAACAAAGGAGTCAACTTATATTCTTCTCCATAATCTAATGAGTCTAAAAGACGTGGAGTAATTTTATCTAATGCTTCATCTAATTCACTCATATCTCTGTTGTTTAAAGATCAATAATTTCTACGTCAGGTTGTTCTCTTTCCAAGTCATTCATGACCTCGAACAAAAACTCTTCTTCGTCAAAATCTAAATTACCCGTTACCTCAACCATTCTTCGCATATCACCCCGATCTGCATCTGCATAACCGTAATCATCTATGTAAATATCCAAATCACCTTCGCCTGCACCACGTGAGTCTAGGTAATCATGTACCTCATTAAACGATAAGCCTTTTATTACAATAATCATATCTCTGTTGTTTAAAATTCGTTTGCGTCAAAACCGTTTGCCTTCAATACCTCAAGGATGTCTTGACCATAACGCGAGTCATCAACTTCCACAACACAGGCTACCATACCCTCGCTCCTATAGTGTAATACAAACATATCGAGATTATGCAGCTTCAATACATGCTCTACATCTCGCCAGTGTTCGTGTACTAAAATATCCATCTTTTTATCTTTATAGCAAAATATACATAAATTTATACATATATGCAAGCAAGTTGTAAGTTTTCGATGTGCTTCCTACTTATAAATATACCCTGCGTCACAAGTGTAACCTTTTTTCTAAAGCTCCTTGTGTTTGCATTTGACCTTGTAGTTCGCTCTGTACAATAAAAGCCTGATTACCATGCGGCAAAGAAAGCTGTCGATCATTGTTAACTTGCGGCACTAAAGCACCAGTCATACCACCTCGACTGCCACCACCACCACCTCGACCAATTCCTCCAGTGCTTGCGCCTGCTTGATTTAGTAAACTTTTAACTTGAGCAAAACCACCTAAGACAATTCCGACCATCTGCGCAATAAGCAGAGGAGTTACAATAGGGGCAAGTGGGCCAGAAGCTGACGCTGCTAAAGTTGCCGATGTAATTGCAGATGAAATAGCTTGAGCTTGTGACAACAATACGCTAGTTATAGCAAACGCTTTTTGTGCTTCTGACCCTTCTTTTGCCAGTCGTTCGAGATTATTTGCAATGTCTAAGGCTGCTCTAAACTTAGCCTGCCTCGCTGCGCCCTCTAGCTGTATCCCCTTTATGTTGTCTCTTGTTGTTTTATCCTGTGCATCACTAATTGTTCTGTCCGCATCTAGCATCATCTGCGTCTGCTCTTCTAAAAATGCTTCTAAGTCGTCTAAACTTCGTTCATAGTGTTCACGCTTGGATTGTTCTTTGGCTTGATCAATGTCAAATTGCAACATCGGGTCAAAATCATCTTCCCCAGCAGCTTCAGCCTCATCTTCCCGTCGTAGCTGCCTCTCATACTCCTCACCAAATTTTAAACGTAATGCTTCTAGCCTGCGTTGTTCTGTTGCTGCTATGTTTTGTCGTTCTAGTTCTGCTGTACGCTTGGCTTCAATTGCCAGTTGCTGTAAGATTAAAGAATTAAAATCAGACTTTAGGTCGTTGATTTCTTCGTCAATGTCAGCTTGTTTGTCGCTGACGATTTTTGCGCGTGCCTTCTTAGATAATAAAATGTCCAAAAAACTTAACTCCTCTTCTGCATCCTCGCTACGCTTCTCTCCAATTCGCTGTAGAATTTGTTGCTGCTCCGCTTGCAACCGTTCTAAGCCTAATTGACGCTCAATAGCCAAATTAAATCGCTCTACTCCCTCAGCAGTTGAAATGTCTAAATTTTGAACTTCTCGCAACCTCGCACCCATAGTAGCTAAAGCCTGATTGCGGAGATCAGCACTAGCAGTGGTGTCGTTAATGGTATTAATGTATTGCTGATTGGCTGTTACATAAGCCGTCACTGATTTTGTACCTTGTTCAATGCGTTGGTTGTAAGCCTCTTGCTTTTCGTCTACACCAGTAAGAAGGTTACTAATCTTCTCCCAGTTATCTATTAGTGATTCTAAAGCTATAATTAACAAACCGATACCGAGGCCAGCAAATGCACCCTTTAGGAATTTCAGGCTACGACCTAAACGTCCAACCGCGCGTTGAGTTGATTGAAACTTCCGAATCATCATCTGAATGTTGCGAGGCAACAATCCACTAAACAAGTTGGCAAAGTTTCCAAATTCCTTAGAGCTGTCTTTTGCTGCGCTTCGGGATTTGCGTTTTAGCGAATCAATCTCATCTCCGACCTCTTTGATGTTTTGTTTCGCGTCCTCAACTTCAGCGACAACTTTCGCTTCTACATTTATCGGTTTAGCCATTTTCTATCGTCAGTTTAATTTTGCGCCACAACTTGCCGTCTAAAGAATAGCGACCATACCATTGTTTGTACAAAGGGCTACCCTTATATATACGCTGGTTCATTAAATGAATAGTCGGTACTATGCCACGACCAACATTATTTATAAAGTCTCTCATTACAAGAATTTTATTGCGCTCATTGCTGTAAGCTTGACGTTGGCATACCACCGTAAGATATGATTAGCCTGCCCTGTGATTGCTAAGTTTAAAGTGACAGGACGTATGCCGCCACCTACAACAGCCCAAGCTACGCCATGCGTGTTGTTGTGATCGCTATGATGACTCAATGTGTCAAATGTTCCTACAGCTGCGCTACTACCTCGGAATGTTTTTACTGCGCCTGTCATTTTTAAAGCATCAACATCACCTAGCGTGCCGCTTGTACCTCCTGTTTGAATGACTATGATGTCTAAATCGACAGTGTAAACCATATTGGGCTGCATTGGAATATTTGCGTCTCCTCCAATGATGTTTAGGTTTTCAGATTTAGTGCCTGTACTCAATCCCTCCATACTAAACTCGACTTGATTTGCTGTAAAGTCAGTAGCACTATAGCTCTTATTATAACTATTTGGAATTGGTGTTGGTGTATCTGTTGCGCCACCGCTTAATGTCGATGATATTTCGGGTGTTGGAACTGATGGGTTGCCTCCAATTGTTGGGCTAACTGCTTTGTAAAAACAAACGCGATTAACCGAATCATACTTATAGCCAAATCGTTCACAACAAGCCCTCGATGCCGTCTGTGCCGTGCCGTCTACGCTAGAAACAAAATCAACTGTTCCGTCTGTATTGTATGTGTCAGGAATGAGGTCACAATTCCATTCACCTTTGTCTAAAACCTTAAGCAGTTTTAGTTTACACGGCTGGTTACCGCTCACTACGTAATTGGTTACGGACAACACACGCCAATAACAATCATCTAACCATATGTTGTCATTAAAGGTTAAGTCTCTTACGTCCTGTGGTGTTAGGTACGCTGAACATTCCATCATACGCGCTTCGTCGTCATAAATGTTACTTATGTATCTCGCCCAATACTTACGAAACATAAAGAGAAACGGCACGCCATTTACGAATGGGTGAGTGTCATCATCAGGATAGTCATAGCCCCAGTTTAAACTGATTGTGTCTGCATCAACTGGTGTATCGCTATAGACAGAAAAATATGGGTATTGTGTTATAGATGTGCCATCTACATTCCATGTGTAACCGTTACCTATATCCTTAAGTCTGTGATAGAATGCTAAGATCGGTTTATTGGTAATTTGCTTTGCGCCATTTTCGCTATTAATCCATTGCCGACTAATTAAGACGTTTGGTATGACAGTATCGTTGCCTTGACCGTTACTGCGAACCGTGTCCGTCCGTAAAGGCACAAATACATCACCGATTTCTTCTTCATCAACAGCAAAATCATTCTCGTTTTCGTAGGTAAACCGACCTTTAACCCAACCATGATTGCGTTGCCACCATTGATTCTTAAAGTCCTTCCCTTCTGCATCTGTAAACAACAGACGTTTTTTCTGTAGACTAGTAGTCGGCTGTATAATTGTTGGCCTATTTAAATCTAGCTTTTTTGTCCAGTCTTTGTTTGTTCCCGATTGAAAATACTCAATGGCTGTTTCAACCTTTATAATTGTAGGGTTGTCAATGTCATAGTCAAGGATGATGTTGTATTTATCTATGATTCCTTTGACCCATTGATCAAGCGTCATGTCAGGCATGTTCGTTGCCATGTCTACAACTGCACCTGTTGGATTTTCTGTATCATACAATGGCACACTGATAAACGTGCTATCACTTCCAATTGACGTGTTGATTATTACGTCTAACAAACATTCTGCGCCAGCGGCAAAATTGACTTGCTGCGACGCTGTGCATTCCATCTGAAAAATGCCTGTATAAACATAACCTGCGTTAGCAGATGCTGGAACTAAAGTCTGATTGCTAAAGGACTGCGTGCTGCTACTTACATTGAAAGAGAAATAGTAGTCAGTAGTAGCCGCTGTTGACAGTACCATTTGTATTGAAAACTGAAACGTTCCGTCAAATGGAGCTGTAAAAACACCTGTGGTAAACAAGGCATCAGGGTCAAAAAACGGATTTACTTCGTTAGTCGCTAAAATTGTAACTAAAGATGTTGGCGTGCTTGCAGGTAAAGTGATATTGCTAGTCAGTCCAATTTTTGCTCCGTACAATGGTCTCGTAGCAACTACTTTTTGCTCCGTAGCCAAATACATATAAAGCTCTGTAAAGCGATCGCTAGTCAGTTCCGCGCAATACTCTGTTGTGTAACCTGCAAACTTAAAGATTTCACTTAGCAGGTATTGCACCTTAATTGCAGGCTTTAAATTCCGTACAAGAATTGGTGAGTTAAAGTTGCTGTTGACGAATATTAATCCGCTTTCAAAAAACCATCCTGTGTCTATTAATGGATATACTACTGTGGCATTTCCGACAGTGCCGTTTGTAATGTCATTGTTTACATTCCATGAGTTTATGACGTTTGTATTTGTCAAAGCATGGTCTAAGTCTGTGTCTAAATAATCGAATAAATCCGCAAATGATTTGCCGCGAATAGATTTAAAAAAATCAGCAGTTGTGCCTAAGACATTGACGTTATATAAATCAGCGTCAACCGTATTAAGCTGTAGCACACCAATCATAATTACTACGCCATGATCATAAACCTCAACCACTGTTTCGCTATACGCTGACCATGTGCCTTCAGCTATGTTTACCTCGTGGTAATGGTTAAAGAACTTGTTGTTCTTCTTAGTGCGTGGCAACTTAAAGCTCAGGCTGTGTGGGCTGCTACGTTCTGATAGTTTGCTGTTATTCTGTATCTCAAACGTCAGTTCAATACGTGGGTCTTTTAAGTCAAGGCTGACAGTCTCTGTGCCATCTTGCGATTTTGCTAGTAGCTCAGTCATATTGTGGGTTTATATCGTGACTCTTCAATGTTAACCGTGTAAACGATGCCTTTGTCATTAACGCTAGTCAAGAAATCTATACCTGTATCTGTGACTACGCATCCACGCCACGCGTTTTGATAATACCACAATACATTGGGACTGCTCATAATGCTGTCAACGACACTATTAAAATCCTCGTCTTCAGCATCGGTATTAAGCTGCCATGTGTTTGTGGTTTTTACGTTACTCACCTTTAAACCGCCTTCGTATGGCTTGACCTCAAAATCAATTGTACCGCCATTCGCATTGTATGAGTTACCCATAGCTTCACGAAAGTCACTGCGCTGCACTCGTTGACTATGTACATTTTTTGAATAAAACGTGTAGTAGTCCCAGCCTCCTAATTCATTCCACCACGCCAAACGAATAGGGGTGTATTTGCATTTACCTTTACCAGTAATTTTGTATTGAGTGCTGGTTTCGTTTCCGCTTAAAGTTGTACTGCTTGCTGCTTGTACTGTGTAGTAAGCCCACCCTGTATTTTGCGAAGGTTTAAGCAACGGTTTAACATTTTGCACTTCAAGATTGGCTGGATAAATACCAAAATACAAAAGAAATTGTGATGCTGAATTAGCCGCAGATGGCGTAGGACTAGTTTGAAAGTAATCAGCCTGTAATGCCGATCCGTCACTCGCGTAATATTTTACGTGGATGTACGCTGGATTACTGTTCCAAGGAGCATTTGTTGTGCCATTTATAAATGCTATAATTCCTTGGTCGTTTTCTTGCGCAACTAGCTTTTGGGGATTGTAGACTGATAAAAACTTGGAGTCACTTGAATCTAAAAAGTAATTATTGACATTGGTTACATCGTAATCATTAAAGACTGGCGTAAATGTACCGTTGACGACATAGTCTGTAGTTGTTACCGCAGCAGCAGGATATTGGTTTGGGTCACTGTCGGCGTTGGACGCGTATTCATAATAAAACTTTAGCGTAAAGGCATCCATAGAATTAGGAGCAGTGGTTGTTGTGCCAAGAGCGTGCTTTTCATAATCTTGCGACACATATGCTTGTAAAATACGCGACACATCAAATACTCCTGCTTGTGATCCGTTAGGTAATTGCTTCAACATTGCAATCGTAGATGAATTACGGATAATTTCGCAGATGTACCGAAACTTTGGTTCTGCCACATTCGTGGGTTCTACTACGACGTAAACGATTTTGTCGGCTGTACCTAATAAACTAGGCGTAGGCTGTTGTGTGATGCTAATTGCCATTACAGTTCTAATTCAATGTTAAACTTCAGCGGTAAATTTTTCTTAAAGAAATGATACACATCAGAAGCAAATGCTCCAGCTATTTTGTCTTTGTGTCTATCAAACAATATACGCATTGGTGGACGTATAAATGGAGTAGGTTGAATACCATATTTATAGATGTTTGATGAGATAGCACGCACTAATTTTTTACGTGGTATAAATCTACCTTTTGCATCTCTTGCGTCCTTTATCGGTTTTACTACGACCCATTTGTCAATGGCTGGTATAAGCTTTCCTTTCGGGCCATTACCTGAACCAAACTTAAATGGGCTGTTTGGTGCTTTCTTGTTGTTCACTGCGCCTTGTACACCTTGCTCTACGATGTCCCAATAATCAGCACCATCAAAAGTAAATGTCAATGAAAATTGCTTCTTGTTCGTAGCATACTCATAGTTCATGGATTTACGCAGATTGCCTGAAGCGTTTTTACCCTCCTCATCAAGTATTGATCGCGCTCGTTTTATGACAGCCTTCGCATATTTATCAAATTGTTTCTGCGTTCGATACAATTCTAGCTTGTGCAGTTTACCGCCAAATTCTATGACATATTTAATAGAGGGCATTACACAAGTTCGTTGAGCTTGGTAGCTTTATGGTAAAGGATGCTGACCAGCCTGTTAGGCTATTTGTCATTCTGGCGGTAAATGGTTCGCACGCTACTGGCATATCAAAAGACCATTCAGGCGGTACGAAGTTGTTTACGTTAGATTGCGATAGATGAAATGCTGCAATGACATCTTGCATTATACCAAACGTCTCTGTGTACACCTGAGTCACAAAATCATGCTGCACCTCAAACACTACAGTAGCTACAAAAACCTCATACGTGTATTCTGTATGCGTCCCTAATATGTTGGCCTCTGTAACCTGCGCGTAAAGCAAGGGAAACTTGTCAATCGTTAGCTTATCAATATCGACCTCATCAATCGAGTGTGTGTAAAACGACTTTAACTGCTCGTGGTTTGCAGTAATTGATTCGAATACATCGTTTATGTCACTTACTGTCTGCATTGATTTTAATTTTATTGGCCATGTTTTGATCTTTCTCGTAGGCTAAAAAGGTGAATGCCTCTTCTATTAATATACGCGAAACGCTTTCCATTCTCAATATATCTCCATCAGCTAGTTGATACATAATGGCATACCACCCCCACTTCTGTGCTACTTTGTCGGTGCTGCCACTACTGGTGAATAGTGCTGCAAACTTTGTGCTAATTGACTGGCGATACGATAAAAAAAAACCACCGCACCAATTGCTACATCCATCTTGCACTCACCCATCATATCTACTTTAATTTGACTAGGGCTGTACGTTTCAATCTCGTACAGTTTAGCTTTCTTTCTTACAATGGGCCTGTAGAGCAATGCCAGCATCTCCTGCATGTTCTCATACATACCAGCCTCCATGAATGTTTCCATGTCCGCAAACTCACCAACAGTTACTTCTTGCATGTTTGGAATAAATCCATATTCTACACCATCCATTAGAAATGATTGGTGCAAACTGAAGTCTGTAAGTTGAGGTTCTCTAAAAAGCCATGTAAGCTCGCGTGTTATCTTATTTAACTCCTCGACATGTATTCGGTTAACCAATCCCTTTTCAGCACCGCAGAACACCTCTAGGACCTTCTGCACAGCCTCTGCACCTTTGTTGTTCTCCCATTTGTCCAGCATCTTCTTGTACTGAGCCACTGAAATATCAGCATAGCTTTCTGGAATTATAAGTTTAATCTTCATTGTACAAAGTATTTACCCGTTCGTCTTAGCAGCTTGTTTAAACATACATACCTGACAGCATCGACGCAGTGATTCCAATCATCACGAGGTGTGTTTAGCACCTTGCCATTTTTGTCTGTCATCCATTTGTAGTTGCGAAATTCCTTTTGTGCGTCAAGGCTTGTTTCCTTAACATATATCTTTTTACGTCGCATCAAATCTATACCAATGCGTACAGAGTCTGGCCCTTTCTTCGCTGGCTTGATGTTAAAATTCATCCTGTGTATTTCTTCAATACTCTTAGGTTCGCTGCTGTCGGCTATCACCTCTTCGTGACGTGTAATGCCTAACTCGGTCATCTTATCTGCTATGTCACTATTAGTCAAACCACCGCTATACAAGAATTGCTCAATGTAAATAGCGTTGTCGTATTCGTACACCTTAACCAAAGCTGTCGGATCGTTGGCAAAGCCCCAGTCTAAACCCCAAGCTAAGAACTTAGCATGTTCTGGAAGCTCAGTATATATGTCACTACGAAAGATTGTCTCACGACTAACTCCTCGTTCTCCTAGACCATAAACAGTCCAGTAATATTCGTCCGTGTCTTTGAGCCTCTCAATTTCGTCAATCGTCTCCTTGTTTAGAAATGGATTGTCTAAGTATGTAGACTTGTAGAAACTAGCATCTTCTCTAGGTATGATTGAGTCGTAGATGTAAGAGTATTCATCACTAGGGTTGTAGTCCAATATGATACTTGGGCCTTCTAACTCGTTTGACGTTCGTAGGGCTAGTTGCCTATAGCTTTCCAAATCCAGTTCATTGGCCTCGTTGGCGAAGAAAAATTGTCGTTTCGCGCCACGAATTTTCTGTGGCTGATCAATCGAAATAAACTCAATAGTGTTTCCAAATAGAGAGTACGTGTTTTCTGTCTTGTTGTGATTGCGTTCGTCGTACCACCCTTCCCTGTCAAGTATAAACAAGAAGTCACGCATGACTGAAGCCCGCAACGACGGAAAACTCTTACGTACTACAGTGATGAGGTAACCAGCGTTTTGGTTCTCATAGCACCACTGACATAGCACGGTCATTATCGAAAACGTCTTGCCACTACGTGTGCCGCCTTGAAAAACTGCTATCCTCGTTTTGCAGTTAATCAGGTCGTAATACGTCTTGGGTTGTTTTTTTCTCATTTGGAAAAGTCACAATTATTTCGTATATTAAGATAAGTTCTTTGACGTACAGGGCAATGTAGCCCGAATTATCTAACCAGTAAACCATGAATCAAGATTCAATTATAACTTGGAGATGTCATAAAGATGGATTTCACAGGACTAACCACCGTGGACTTACATATGACATTCTTGTATATAGCACAGAAGCATGGCTGACAATATCATGTGAACGACATACGTTTCAGCCAATATCACAAAGGATTCATTCTGAAAACGGACAAACATTTCTTGAAGCTGCAAAGCAAAAAGTAGATCGTCTAGTAATGGAAATGGAATCTAACATTAAACTTGCTCGTGCAGTTAAGCCGAACAAATAAGCCCTACGGGGCTTTTTTTTTAGCCTCATTTTCATTGTCAGGTAGTCAGGTTCTCGTCTTCTTGATCTGTCTTATCCAGTACTTCTTGAAACCAGCTCGGTTCGCTCATTGTCTCGTTCACTGTAACCTCTGTCTCTGATTGCTTAGGCATAAAGTAAGGCATCAAACTGCTTAGAGCTTTCAAGTATTTCTCATCGCTGTTTTCGCGTAACACCGCTAATGAATCTTTTATGTTATCCATCTCACCCTCCATGACATCCATGAAGATACTTCGGGACTGCTCGGTAACCTTGTTGCTTGCGCCTTTGGGTCTACCCTTACTCTGTGTGTTTCCTTTTTTGAATGGCATTAGTATCTAGAACGTTCGTAATTGTCAATAGCCTCATTAATAGCGCGTTCAAATTGCTCCGTTGCTTTCAAAATATCCTCCAAAGCAATTGTTGCGTTTATACGCTTTGCATACAATTCATCATACGTCATCCCATCCTCGATGTAATCCTCATCATCTTTTCTATCGTGTGCAACTAGTTCATCGTACATAGGCAATGAATCTATAACAAATTGCAATATGTCTTTTTCTTTCATTGTATTGTATGTTATTCTATGTTATTTTAACATGGCAAAGTAACATATATCGGTGTTTTGTCACCGACGTATGAGCCTTGTATGTTAAACTCAAAATGTTCTCGTGCGTCCTGATAGTTCATTTCGTCCTGTCTCATAAGAACATGAATAATTGATTCTGCATTGTACACAGCTTTGGGTTGAGTACACATTGAAATGCCGATCAACGCTTCTTCATATTCTGGCATAACTAAACACTCCCATTCTTCTAGTTGCCTTAGCAGTTCTTTCCTTGAAAATTCAATCATCGATCTGTTGTTTAAAGTGTTCAATGACTGATTCAGTCTTTTGCTTGTAGAACGTTTTAAAATCCCCTTGCTTCCCTTGCGACTCCCAAAGCTTAAACAGCACACCTCGTAATCTCTGGCTTTGTGTCTTTGGCTTATCGTACAGATCAAGTTCTATGTTGTCTAAGTCATTGACCTCATCCTTGTTCATCTCTTCAGCAGCTCGAAAGTAAAGGATTCCAAAGGTATCGACTAGTTCGTCTATGGCCATCACTTCAATGCTGCTCTTCTCTTGTGTTATAAACCTGACGCTTACCGATCGGTCTTTCCTCCTTTGGTATCCATCAAGTATTCCTTGCGTCAAGATTCGCATGCTGCGTCATATGCTTGTTCTAGCTTCTGTAGTCGTTCCTTTAAACAGCCACCGCAACGCGTAAATCTTGCTTTCAACCTGTAAATATCTCTGTATAAATCGTTAGCTGCTTTCTGTGCTTCTGCGTCAAGCACACCCTTACCCCATTGAACCTTTACCTTCTCTTCCCATACAGCTTTTTGCTCAACAGTCATGATTTTGCCATAAGGAAATAGTTTATTCCATTTGTCCTTGCGAGCTTGACAACCGCAATCGTCAGTAACTGCTTCAACGACTTTCTTGATGCCTGTTGCCTCAGTGATTTTCTCCACCGTATCCCCCAGTCCCTTGGATTTTTTCTTTGTTTTTTTGGATGTAGTCTTTGCTTTTTTTGAGACTGTCTTGGATTGTTTTTCTTCCGATTCCTGTTGCATTAGTCAATGTGTTTATGCTGTGATTATGAATATAGTAAACCCTAAATATTTCTGCTTCAAACCAGTTTAGATCTTCCAACAGTGAATCAATTACTTGCAATTGTTCCTTGTGGTTTAGGTCTTTGTAACTGTCAGTCATATTACCGACGGCATGCATCGGATATTCAAAGGTTACATTTTCCGTCCATTTCTTGTACTTGTAATAAAACCGTGTTGTCTTTGAAAATGAGCAAATTTTAATCCACCTTAACACGTACCATAGCAACTCACCTCTTTCACACATTTCTGTGTATTTGTCGTCATCTCTCTCTAAGATACTGACTGCCACGTCATTAACCAAATCATTGCCGTATTTTTCACCGACGCAGATGTTAGATATGTGTTTTAATTCTTCGTAGTGGTCATCAAAAAACTCCTCGATACAAGTCACAGTTCTTTAGTTAGTCGTTTAAAGTGGCTAGTCAACTCTTTTAACTCAGCCGTTGTGAACTTTATCGTACGGTTGCTTTTCTGTATCAAACGATCGCTTGTGCCTTGACCATAAACTCTGTCTAAATTCCTGCCAAACTCGTATTGCCTTCCACCATTACCCATATTGCAATGAGCGCATTGTGGCATACAATTTAAAGTTTCTTGCTTACCGTCTATTTCTTCAACATGCCAACGAGTGCTATACTTCGTTCTTGTTTGAAAATGACCAGCTTGCATGCCGTCTTTCTCCCAGAATTTCTTTTTGCCACAAGTCCAGCATGACACATAACCTTGCGTGTCTGCGTATCTTCTGCGAACGTATACTGAATACGCTGCGTCTAAGTTTGTTACTGCTCTTGTTCGTTCGCTCACACTATCTAATATAAAGAAAAGGGAGACCATCCAAGTAGCCTCCCCCTTCTAGCTATAACCAGTGAACCATTTGCAATATAGCAATTATTCTTTATCCCAACCGTTTTTCTTTGCCAGCCGTGTGCCTATACCATCTGGCTTTAAGATAACATTGGTGTCTTTAATAAACTCTTTAAGTGTCAAAGGATCAACACCCTCCATCATTCGTTGTGTTTGTTTCATGCGATCGTTGTGATACTTTTTTTCCAAAACCTCCGACCGCACTTCACCTTCGTAACGCCTTAAAAACTCTAATATTTCAGCAGACTTTAAACGCTCAAACAATTTTCCAAACTTACCCATCCGTATCATATCAAAGCAAGCCTTAAGTTCCTCAAGCTTCAACGTAGGATGTTCTTCCAGAATGGCGCGGCATGTAAATTGCAACTGCTCGTCAGTGTTCAGTGTTTTCGTCATGTCCATATCCTTACATAACTGTGCAACCTGAGAATAAATCCAACCGCGACACAAATCAGGCATGAGCTTTACAGCCGTTTGTATGTTAGTTCCTTTGTGCCATGCATCAGCCGCATTGACAAACGTTATCTCACCCTTGAGTAATGAATTCGTTTGCGGCTTCAATGCTAAAGTTGTCTCCTTTAAATCCATGATTTGATTTTTTCCATTGTTTAGTGTTGCGTAACCAATTTCGAGCCGCTGCTCTCCAATCAACAAGCGGCTTGCCCTTGCCTTGTACCCAGCCGTTAGCCGTGTAGTAATCGTAGAAACTTAAGCTCTCCTTTGCTAACTCACTGTTCAGCGTTGAAGGCATAATCTCAGCAAAATATCTTTCTACCTCTTCAAAGCTTGTAGGTTTTTTCTTACTATAAGTTGTTTTTATAGATTGTTTAGATATATTGTTATTATTATGTAGACATATTGGCGAGGCAGGGTCGCCATATTGGCGAGGCAGGCTAGACACATTGTCTATGCTGCATGGACATATAGTCCTCTTACGCCCATCAGTCTTTATAACGATCAACTTTGCTATTTGCAAGCGTTTTATACTCCTGCTGATTGTCCTTTCACTAACTCCATAGTCCGACGCAATCAACGCATTTGATTTGAAAAATGTGTTGTCTTCCCAGTTAAAAGAATCTATGTCAGCCCATAGGATCTTATCAATTGGTTCTAGCTTTTCGTTTTCAAGAATTATTCTTGGTATCCATATCCCTTTAAACTGCCTCATATATTACTTCAATTTGAAAAAATGTAGTTATTGAGAACTCTTCTGCTTCAGTTACATCTGCCGTCCATTGCAACAAACCATCCTCATCTAAATAGGCGTAGATGTAACGTTCCATCAGTATTTTGTTTCTCCCGTTTTAAAATTCAATTCAAACCTACACCTGTCAAGCGTGTGTTCCAACTTCTCTCTCTTATTTGATGCAGGCATTGCTGCAATCAAACTTAACAAGAGCCTTCGGTAACGTCGTAACTCTATGATGCTTCTCTCGTGAAACCAATTTGCGTCATAATCCATCTACAACTGTTTTATGTTTTTTGACTTCTTGCAATTCTACTATGCGATCTACTATCATCTTGGTCAAGCTAATGATGTGAATTCCTGTGTGCAACTTAATGTCTTCCATCTTGTACAGAAACATGTGTGGCGTGCTGTTGTAGTAACGGTTTGCTGTCATGTTCGTCCAATTCATTTCCCTATCCATTTTAGAAAATGACTTGTAGTGCAATTCAATGAATGTTCTTAATGTCATCATGCTCCTGAAATTTTATACTTTTTTCGCCATAACCATCTTCTTCAATTGAAAATTTGCAGCCCATAATATGAAGTAATTCTTCCATTCCATCTCGCCTGCCTTCAGCATAAAAGCTTCCACTATCAGCAAGTTTGTAAATTTTTGCTATTTCTTTTTTTAAGTCTTCCATTTTACAATTCAATTTTAATGCCTGCTTCACGAACTGCTTCAACGATGTAATCAGGTAACTCAAAAACACCGTCGTAACCAGTCAAAGTAAGGTATCCATTTATATTTTCTATTTCTAAACCACCTTCGGCATGAAAATCTTCACCTCCTGTTTCTAAGTCATAAGATTCAAAACACCCTCCGTATTTATACTCTGGACTTATGTCGATCTGTGTTTCCATTTCTACATTTTCCTTTCTGCGCAAATCATTTCCGTATGCTGTACTCATTGCAACAGTCGGTAGTACCGTTGTAAATTTTTTTGTGTATTGCATTAGTACGCGTATTTATCGTCTTGACTCACAATTGGGCCATCAACCGTATCAAGGTTGTCACGCATGTGAAGCATGTTCTTAGCCTCAATTTTAATCTGAGCTTCCGTTAATTGGTTTGCTGAGTTTGCAGTCATTTTTAAATACTCTAACGCAGTTGTAATAGCCCATTGATTGCTAATCCTAGCGTCTTTCTCCTCCCAGTATTTTTGCTTGTCCTCCTGATCTTTATTGAACTTCGAAATGCGTAAGCTAATACCATATGTATTTTCTGTCTTAGTGTATTTCACTTCGTCTCCTACACCATAGGGAGTCTTTTCTGGCCCTGTGCTATTAGCTTTTCCCTCAACCCCGTCCTCCATTTTTACCCAATATGGATAGAATGTCTTGCCGTCTTTTTGCCATGGATTATCATCTGTACGTTCCACTGATTTGATCACTGATTTTGTTTCCATCTTACTTGATGTTTAAAGGTTTGTAAATTTTGATGAGTCCCCATAGATAGGTTTTCACCTTGTAGATTTTAAGTTCAGGCTGGTATGCCAATTCCATAACAATGTTCTCACGCCTAAGATTATTCAGAACGCTTTGTCTGACAGGTTTAAATCCCATCTCTTTGCGCCATTTGAGCCACAGTTTTAAATCTTTGTTATTCATTAATGTCATAGAATAATGTGAAGTAGCCGTAGTTTTTCTTAACCATTAAAAGGTCTTCAAACTCATCCTTTGGTAGCTTAGACAAGAAATGCTTATCACCACCTTCAGAGCCTTTTGTCCAGCAATACGATTTCCAACCTGCGTCAATATACTTTTGTCGGTTGTCGTTTAAATCGTCTTCGTCTACGGGTGTCCAAATGCTCGTTCTATAAGCAACAGTTGATTTAGTGCCTAACCTACCCGTTACCCAATTTTCTTGTTGACTGTGATTCATTTTTCACGTTTTAAAATT